AAAGTAAGTATCCAAACATGACTGCTCTGGCATCACTTGCTGAGGCAGTTCTGGCAGAGGATGGCAGCGTAACTCTCCAGGCTAACCAGCTGGAGGAGATTGAAGCTGCTCTCTCTGCAGCGTCTCAGGCATCTGAGACACAGGAGCTGGAGAACCTTCGTTCACAGCTCGCTGAGCGTGAAACAACCATTACCGGTCTGCAGGAGCAGGTGACCAATGCTGAGAATCAGCACACCACTGATGCCGCTCGCATCCAGGAGCTGGAGACAGCACTGAATGCAGCCATCAACCATGAGCCTGACGGTGATGGTGTGCAGGTTAAGAAGAATCCGGAGGCTGCCGATGAGGAAGGCGGTGCTAAACCGGCTGAGAGTTATGAGCAGGCTGTATCAGTTTGCCGTGAGTTTTTGAATAACCATTAAAAAAGAGAGAATATGGAACTTAGTGAAATTCTTGTCAACTCCGGAGCGAAATTTCGCAAGGAGATTATCGCCATGCCAGTAGTGGCATTGGAAAAGACTCTCAAGCACATGACCATCCGCAGGGGTGTTCGCGGTGATGAGACAGTAGGTACTTATGAGAGCGGTGCAGAGGTTCGTCCTTACAAGACCGGTAAGAACGCCACTGATACCGGTAAGTTCGGTGCTCGCACACTGACCACTTACCTGGGTGATGTGGTTGAGGAGTTTGATCCTTACCAGCTATTTGCAACCGTTTACGGTGAGAGCTTCAGCAGCCTGACTGAGCGTAAGGAGGCTGATATTGTTCGTGACATGGCTCTGGCTATGGCAAAGACAGTATCTTCAAAGTTGGGTAAGGCTCTCTTCAAGGCTGTACGTAACAGTGACGGCACCAGCACAATGGATCTCTTCAATGGTTTCAATACCATTGCTGCCACTGAGATCACAGCCGGTAACATTGCCGTGGCCAAGGGTAACCTGGTTGAGGTGAATGCCATTACCGAGCTTAATGCCGGTGACGTTCTGGAGCAGATCTATGATGCAGCCAGTGATGAACTGAAGGATCAGGATAACAAGAGGATGTATGTAAGCTCTGCTATCAAGTCAGCTTATGCTAAGTGGTGCCTTGCTACTCTGGGCGCTGTGGCTTATAACACTGCTTACAACAAGAATCTGCTGCACTTTGATGAGAGCGTGGAGCTGGTTGCTCTTCCTGGCCTCAAAGGATCTAATTATGTCATCTTCTCAACTAAGAACAACATGCTTGTAGGTTGTGACCAGATGAGTGACGCTGAGCGTGCCAAGATCCGTGAGTGCGACAATCCTAAGGCAGTTCAGTTCTTTATGTGCCTGTACTGGGGCGTTCAGTTCGAGTCAATTGATTCCAGGTTCCTGATGATCGGTAAGATGCCGGGTAGCGGTTCAGGTTCAGGTAACGGTGAAGGTTAACCTTAAAGTTAATAGGATATGAATCTAGGGAATCTTGATTTCAATATCGGTGGCATCAATCCTTCAGGGATTGGTGTTACCGTTTACCGAGTAGCTAAGAAGGATATCACTGGCTGGCCTTCAGTCAATGATGATCCTAACTCTGGCTCCGGTAGCGGAGACAGTCTTTCCAAGCTGGTTGGTGACTTCACACTGGCCTCCGGAAAGAAGTGGGATAAGATTTACTCTACTCAGGGTAAGGGTAAGGCTACCTTTGAGACAATCGGTGAGACAGACTGCATGATGGTCAACAATAAGTTGACACTCAGCTTCCCTGATCTGACCGCTGAGGCTCTGGGATTCAGCAAGGCCGCCATGAATGGAGACTTCGTGTATATCGTTAAGTCTGCAGGCCGTTACCATGTCATCGGCTCTAAGGATTATCGTACTGTGACTCAGCCTGCCGGTGATACCGGTGATGCTGCCGGATCAGCCAAGGGTTGCACCATAGAGATAACCGCTCCGGATGTTACTCCGCTGCCTATCTATCTGGGTGTAATCGTGATGGCTGACGGTTCGCTGGACTGCGCCACTGATACGTTTACTCCTGCCAACTGATGAACCAGGAGATAAGGGAATACTTAAACAAGCCGAATCCGGATTTTGATGCCGGATTCAGCTTGTTTTGTCGTTATTCCAGGAACCAGTCAATGATGAGCTGGATAGGACGCAAGAAGGACATGGAACGGCTCCTATATGAGCTTGCAAAACTGGAAAAGCAGAACCTGCCTGTCAATCCTCAGGCATCGGTAATGACCTCTCGTTACAATACTCCTGGTAATGTTCATCTGGGCGTGCCGGTACCGGTTGCGGCTCCAGGTCCTCAGATCACTTTCAAGACCTATGATGAGCGCCGTACCAGACGTGCTGACCTGAGTGAGGATATGCAGAAGGTCTATGATAGCATCACGGAGGAGTATAAGCTGCGCCGTGGCTACCATGAGAAGCTGAAGATGGCTCAGACTGATGCAGACCGTGCCTCTCTGCGTGAACGTCTGCTGATATGCCAGAAGCATATTGAGGAGGGATGGAAGCAGATTGATGCATGGCTTCTGGAACAGGAGAAGATAAAGAGCGGTAAGGGATTCAATGTGAGTTCATATCGTTCATACATCACCAAGATGCTCCAGAAGGGTGATAAGATGACGGCTCTCCAGCGTGATACCGTGCGTATGCGTGCCAAGGCGCTGCAGGATGCCGGTGAGGTCCTTGGTGAAAAGGTACTCTCTCAACTGAAGAAATATGATTTGCTATAATTGATTTCTTTGTTGAAATTGGACGTATGTCCCAAATGCCCAGGGTAACCTGGGTATTTTTGTTCCCATGATTATGTCAAAAACGCCGCTGTCAGAGACGCAGTTAAAGAAGATCCAGGAAGATGCAGGTATGAGGTTCACCATATCAGAGATAGCACTTATGCTGGAGATGCCGGTGGAGGAGTTCCGCCGCAGGGTTAATGATCCGGATGATGAGCTGGCCAAGGCTTATACCAGAGGCAAGTTGGATGCGGAACGTAAGTATCGTGAGAAGTTGCAGAAGCTGGCTGAGGGAGGTAATGCCTGGGCCATCCGGATCCTGGAGAGCAAAACTATTAAACAACAGGAGGAGGAACTGGGATTACATGGCTAAAATCAAAAGATTATCGGAGGATAAGGTGGATATGCTGGCCGCCGCTATGGAGGATGAGTCCAAGCAGGCTGAGCTGTGTGAACGTGACAAGGAACACCTGAAACGCTTGAAGGATGTCTATGCTTACTGGCTGGATCATCCGATGCTCACGGATTTGAGGGTTCGTGACTATATTATGACCACTCATAAGCAGAATAAGATGCAGGCTTACCGTGACCTGTATCTGGTGAAGCTGCTGCTGGGTTCCGCTCCCAAGGCAAATAAGGAATTCATGCGGTACAGGAGTAACTACCTCTATGAGATGGCAGCTGCCGCCGCCATTGCCGGTAATGATGCCAAGGCCAAGGCTCTGACCAAGATAGCTGATGGTATTGTCAAGGCTAACCAGCTGGATGTTCCGGAGGGAGAGGATTATCCGTTTGAGGAGATTGTGCCCAAGGATTACTCCTTCACAGTTGATCCTACCGTGATAGGTATCACACCGGAACCGGGTGCCAGAACGAGAGCTATGACACTGCTCAAACAATACGCTGAGGAGATTGACGCTGATGGAGCAGGAGAATAAGAAATATCTGAATCGTGCCCAGCAGGAGGCTCTGGCTATAGCTGCCCATACGGAGATTGATATCTGTGGCCGCCGTTTTGGTAAGTCATTTGGTATAGTGTCACTGCGTATCATGCGAAATGTGATGTTCATGCCAGGATCCACAGGATGCTTCGTGGCCAGTTCTTATAAGCAGGCTCATACACGCACACTGCCTGCAGCTCTCTCCGGTCTGGCTGAATTCGGCTGGATCCGTGATGTTCACTATGTCATAGGTAAGCGGCCTCCTCAGAAACTGGGATACCGGCAGCCTATCATTCCGCTGAATAACTTTGATGATGTGGTATCGTTCTATAACGGTGCCCAGATGCTGATAGTGAGTCAGGATGTGAAGATGTCATCCAACTCGGCTACCTTTGACTGGATCATAGGTGATGAGGCCAAGGGCCTTAACTTTGACAAGCTCAAGGATGAGACATTCCCTGCCAATGGTGGTACCAGACGTTATTTCTCTGACTGTCCTTGGCATCACGGCATGCTGTTCGTCAGTGATATGCCGGTACTCAAGTCTGCACGCTGGCTGCTGAACTATCGGGAGAAGGCCACACCGGAAGTGGTGGATACCATCAAGGCTCTGCTGGCAGAACGCTGGGAAGTTACACTATGGGAGGATAGCGAACTGAAACAGGAACGCCTGGAAGAGCTGGATAAACTCATCAATGGCCTGCGCCGGCATGCGGTACTCTACCGTGAATGGTCCACATTTGAGAATGTGGATGTGGTAGGTCTGAGTTATATCAAACAGATGAAACGTGACCTGCCTCCTCTGGTATTCCAAACATCCATCCTGAGCAAACGTATTGAGAAGATAAAGGATGGCTTTTATCCCAATTTCCGTGATAACATTCACACCTACATCTCTAACAACAACACGCCGCTGGAGGCAGACGGTTATGATTTCACAGCCAAGGACTATGGCTGCCTGACTGATGGTGACGTGGATCTGAAGGCACCTATCTCTGTGGCCTTTGACTATAATGCCAATATCAACTGGCTGGTGGCGGCACAGCGTGACGGCAGCACACTCAAGATCATCAAGAGCTTCTTTGTCAAGTATGAGCGTAAGCTGCGTGAGTTGGTGGATGACTTCTGCCATTACTACAGGGCACACATAATGAAAACTGTCATCTTCTACTATGACTCAACAGCACTGGGCAGTAACTATGCTGTCAGTAATGATGACTTCCGGAGCGTGATAGTGGAACAGTTCAATAATAACGGCTGGCATGTGGAACAGAAGTTCATAGGTAAGCCAATGAAACATACGGAGAAGTACACTATCCTGAATGACGGATTCAAGGGTGCCAAGCATCTGCTGCCTATGTTCAATGCAGAGAACAATGAAGCGCTGCTTATTGCTATACACATGGCAGAGGTCATCATAGACAGCCGCGGATTCCATAAGTACAAGTCCGGTGAGAAGCTGGCAGAGAGTGAGGATGACCTGCTGGAGCACCGTACAGACGGCTCTGATGCCTTTGATACTCTATACCTTGGTAACGTACTCTATCCATACGTGGTGAGCGCTCCGCTCGGCACGGCTCTCTGATTTTTTTCGCCTGGCATATTCGCTGCAAGCCATTGCAATTGCGGCCTGCCGGAGAGGGCAGGGCGTGGAGTCAGCTTCGCAAAATGTGATGTTTTTGGCTGAAAATGGAGCATTTAGCTTTTTGTGGTCTAAAAAATTGACCAATTTACGTTTGTGACTGTACTCTGTCCTGAATGAGGGGGTATGAAGTGGGTATTTTTGTTCAAGTTATGATATCACAGAGTAAGATAACTACACTGGTTGAGCACCTTAAGGAGTTCTCCATCGTATGGGTGGCGGAGAGTGGTGAGATAGTGCGTGTAGAGCACTGCCGTCTCACTTCTTTTCATGGCGCCGGGCAGACATTCAACATAATGCTGCTGCCAAGCAAGGAAATCCGCACGGTGAACCGGTACACTGTAATAGAGTTTAACGGAGAGGAGGTAATAATATGAGTCTACAGAATGGTATTGAGATAGTGGAGGATGTCAACCTGTATCCTGACATCAAGGCTATCGTGGCCATAGACAGCAGCAGTAATTTCAAGCTGGACTATGACATCAATCCGATTAAGATCGGAACGTATAAGGTGGCACCATGGGGAGAAGATAACCTGCTGCCTAATCATCTGCTGGCTAAGGCCGCAAAGAATGACGTGCTGGCAGCGAACCTGCACTTCAATTCCAATGTATGCTATGGCTTGGGACCTAGGCTGGTTAAGGCTGTGCGTGATGAGAAGGGGCAGCGCATGTATGATGCCAAGGGCCAGATGGTGACTATTCCGGTGGATGAAGGTGAGGAGTTTGACTGGTTCGAGGCTAATGATATACCTCTGTTCCTGATGCAGCAGCTCACTGACATGAACTATTTCTACAATGCTTTTGTAGAACTGCGTCCGGATCGTCAGAAGCAGCATAAGATTGCCTCCATACGCCATAAGGAGGCTGTGTTCAGCCGCTGGGGTATGATGGACCGTCACGGCAGCATCAACTATCACTACTACTGTGCTGACTGGGATAAGACTCCTGGAGTGGATGATATCATCTGCAGCCGTGTGATTGATGAGTTCCGTGCAATTGAGGATCTGGAGATATTCTCTGCTGCCAGAGAGCGCAT